TAAAGAACGATAACCGCTTTAACGAAAACGAAAAAGAATTTTTGTTAAATATGATGGATACAGGTGGTGCAGTAGCCGTAACTATTGTAAATAAGATGCGTTTAGGACACGGTGGGGAGTTTGCCGGTGATAACATTATACCGGCTTCAGGTTCTTCAGGTGGAATACCTAGTGATACTGATTTGGCCCGTGAATACTACAACAGCGAAACCTCAAGCGCTCGCCGTGCTGAAATCATTAAACAGCGTATTGAGGCAGGCCGTACCGGCAAATTACCACAACCTGATAAAATTTAAGTTGACAATGGCAATTATTATGTTTTAAATAAAGATAGATGGATAAAAACCCTCAGGAAAAAGGCTCTAATGGTTTCCCATCCCTTGAGTAAAGAGGCTTTATTTTTTGAAATCTTTATTTTGGTTTAACTTTAATGAGGATTAATAAAATGAGTAGAAAAATCTCACAAGTCTTTCAGGACTTCTATGATGCAGAAGTCAAGAGAGCATACGGAGATGTTTCACAACTTCAAGATAAGGTCTATACTTCAGGCCGTATTGTTGGTAAACGTGTAGCATTCCGTAAAAAAGCAAAAGGTATGGCAACTCAACATATTCCGGGTGCTGATGTTACCGCTATGAACGTTGACTATAATCAAGTATGGTGCGACTTAGAGGATTGGGAAGCATACGATTATGTTGACAAGTTTGATATGAAAAAAGTCAACTTCTCTGAAGTAACAGAGTTGGCTGAAGTAGCCGCTGATTGTTTGGGTTTGCGTATTGACCAGATTATCATTGATAAAATGGCCGCCGGATACGATAGTACAAATATGAAAGTTGGTACTACAAATACAGCTTTAACTGTTAATACCTTGATTGAGGCTTGTGCATTGTTGAATAAAAACGGCGTGCCGTCAACGGAACGCTATTTTGCTCATAGCGCAACTCAATTAGCTGACTTGTTGAAAACTACAGCCGTTACAAGTGCTGATTATAACTCTGTTAAAGCTCTTGTAAACGGTACAGTCAATAGCTTCTTAGGATTGAAGTTTGTATTGATTGCTGACCGTAGTGAGGGCGGATTGCCGGTAGCAAGTACAGATGTAACTGGATTTATTTGGCACAAGAGAGCTATGGGCTTCTCAAAGGCTCAAGATTTAGAAACGTCTATGGATTGGATTCCTGAAAAACGTGCATACCTTGTTGGCGGCGACTTCTCAGCAGGTGCTGTAGTTATCGACGACAAAGGTATTGTTGGTGTAATCTCTAAGAAATAGGAGGTAACAATGGCTTTTAGTTTGGAAAAATTAACTTGCTATGCAAACAACGCTCGTACTGGTTCATCTCCGGCTTATTGGAAATATGACAATACAGCTGGTGATACTGTAACCGCTAGCGGATTCTTCAAAGATAACCGTTTGTCTACAAACGATATTATTGAAGTACTGGGTGCAAACCACGCAGAAACAAGATATTATGTATCGGCTGTTTCTGGTGGTGCGGCTACTGTAACGGCAGTAAGTTAATAAAAAAGGGGAGGGTAACTCCTCCCCTAACTTTTTATATGGAGGTAGATGTGGATACTTATAATGCAAGTGATATTAAATATGCGGCTATGAGTTTATTAGGTAGGACAGATAAACCGAACTTTGTAACATCTACCGAGCCTGATGTTCAAAAGATAAATTTTTTATACCCTCAGATTATGTATCATACACTTCAAAGATACCGTTGGGGGTTTGCTCGTCAATATGCAGAATTAACAAAATCAAATTTAACAGGTGGCAGATATAAGAATAATTTTACATTACCATCTGATTTTATCTATTTAAGAGGGTGTTTTTCAGATAACAAATACAGGGCAAATATTCGTGAAAGAGAATTAAATACAGTTGATAACGTTATAAATACGGATAGCGAAACTTGCTTTATTGAATATACAAGATATGTAGATGAAACAAAACTCCCTATGTATTTTATTGAATATATAAAGGTTAAGTTGGCTTTTGATGCTTGTATGGATGTTACCGGCGATACTGAATTGTTGCAGGTATTAGATAATAGAGAGCGATTTGAGTGGCTAAACGCAACTAACATTGATGCAAGACAGCAAAGAGTAAGAGAGGTTGATACCGGTGTTTTTATTGATGTAAGGAGATAAAGATGCCTCGTACAGTTCAGAAAAAGATTAAATTTACAAAAGGAATGGTAACTCCGGCGCTTATAGAGCGTACGGATTTACCTATGTATGACAGCTCAGCACAAGAGATAAAAAACTATATTTGTACGCCTTACGGTGGCTTTAGAACTCGTAGGGGTACTCGTAAAATACAAAAGTTAGACTTAGCTGAAAAGATTTATTTTAGCAGTGCAAGCGGTCAAGGTACGTTTTCAAATAATAACTATGTGAGCGGATCACTGGCTAACTTAAATGATGGCGATACAATCGTTACTTTGGATATAGGTGTCGCAAATGTAAAGGCAGAGGCAAATATTTATTTAAGCAATTTAAGGCTTGATTATGCAGTACCTAGCCTTACAGCAACTTTTCAAGAAACAGGTGTACAATATCAGGCAAGGCTCACTCATATAGACATTAACAATGCCGGTTTGGGTTTTAATGGCTCTTTATCTGTAAATGGCAGGGTATTAAGCGGTGAAACAGTTATTACACCTACAACAAACAATTTAGGCGCTATAACCTCTGTAGCCTTTACAAGCGCAACATATAAATATTTACCTGAAACACCTCAAGCTGTACAAGTATCAGCTATACCGCCTGAATGTGTAATAGGGTTTAGTGTATCGGCAGATGGTGTAAGATGGTCCGCTGAAGAAAAGCACACTATAACAAAAAATGTTATACCGTCAATTAAGCTGAAAACTAAAAATTGCCAGTATTTGAGAATAAAATACTATGGAGCAGGGTTAAAAACTCAACTAAGAATTGACAATATATATGCTAAGTATGAGTTTTACAAGCTCGTACCGTTTGTTTATAATACTACTCAAACAGATATGATTGTACTGTCTGAAAAGAAGATATTGATATTTGAAAACGAAACTCTATCTAAGACTATCAATATATCATCAGGCCTTGAGTTTAAGAACTTGAGAGCTGTAAAGTATGCTCAAAATGAAGATGTTATTGTATTTACAGAGGCAGGGGTTGCGCCTCGTGAATTAAGACGTACATCAAATGATTGGGTTTTTCAGACTTTTCCCTTGAAAAATATACCTTTTCATAATTTTACCGGAGAGGTAGAAACGGCAAAAACAGTCGGAATAACACCTAGCGCTTTACAAGGTGCTGTAACATTAACGGCTGATAGTGATGTTTTTAATGCAAGTTATGTAGGTCAACAAATAGATGCAAACGGTGGGCGTTTTAGAATTACAGAATATGTAAGCGCAACAAAAGTATCAGGTTATACTATAATACCGTTTTTAAATACTGATAAAATAACAAACTGGACATATATTACAGGTTGGGAGCGCTGTTGGTCGGTCGCTCGTGGTTGGCCTATTACTTGCTTATTCTATCAGCAAAGGTTGTGGTTTGGTGGATCATCTCAAAGACCATCGACAATTTGGGCTTCTCGTACCGGTATTTATAATGATTTTAATAATGCCGGTAATTATGATAACGATAGTATCAATCAGGACTTAAATACTGAAAATCAGATAGTAAATTTACTCTCTAATCGTGGATTACAGATATTTACTTCAGGAGATGAGTGGACAGCGGCAGAGGGTGCTTTAACGCCTAACGCCTTTGCGGTTGTAAAGAATACATCAAACGGCTCAGATATAGGATTGACACCGAAAAATCTAGGCGGTGTTACGCTGTTTATTGAAAAGAATGGTAAATCACTATTGAGCTATGTGTATGACTACAATCAAGCGGCTTATAAGACTTCAAACATAGGAATCCTGAGCGCTTTAATCAATGAGCCGGTAGATATGGAAATTGATGATAACTCCTCACTTGATGAGGGTGATTATTTGTATGTGGTCTTAAAAGATGGGCGTATGCTTGTAACATCAATTAACTTTGAGCAAGAGATAAACGCTTCAAGTATTTTTGAGGTTGTTGGGGAAATTCAATCAGTATGTAACTTAATCAATGAAACCTATTTACTGGTAACTATCAATGATGATACCTATTTAGAGCTTATTGATGACAAAGTAAAAACAGATTTAACAATAGAGCAGTATGTAACTCAAACAATAACCGGGCTTGATGACTATGAGGGACACTATATCAATGTCTATACAGATGATGAGGACTTTGGTAAATATCTTGTTGAAAACGGTACTGTAACTCTGAGATATGAGGCAAATGCTAATTGTAAAATAGGCTTTACATACAGCTCACGCCTTGAAAGTAATGATATTGCAATAAACGGCCGTAGTACATCTATGTACAAAAGAATAGCTAAAGCGGTAATAACGACTAATAAAACTAACAGAATAAAGCTCAACGGAGTAGAAAAAGTATCAAACAATGATATATTTGACTTTTTTGCTGTTAGTTCGTATGGTAAGAGAGTAAGGTTTATAATTGAAAGTGAATTTAACAAGGTAGAGGTATTATCGGTACTTTTACAAATTAACTATGGAGCAGGCTAATGGATTACAACGGATTATTAAGCACTATATCAGGTGATGATATAAATAGCTATGTAGGCGCTCAAACAATGGCTAGTGGGTTTGCTTCAATGGCAAACGCCTATATCAATTACGGAGCGCTAAAAGTAGAGGCCGGTAACTTAAATATACAAGCGACAGATAAATATTTACAGGCAGAACAGGTAGAACTACAAGCTCAAGAGCAAGCAAACGCCTTGAGAAAGCAATTTATAGGCGCTATTGGTAACGCTACATATAATGCGGCCGCTCGTGGTGTAAAAGTAAGCTCAGCAAACTTACAGCAGAATATTGAACGCTCAGCAGGTGAGATGGATGAAGATATACGCAAGTCTAAAAAGGCGGCCGGTATGCAAGCTGATACTTTGAGGATGCAAGGGCAGAGTTTAAGAACTCAGGCTAAAATGGCTAAACAAGGTGCAAAATCAGCCCTTGTTTCCGGTGTTTTGGGTGGTATATCTGATATGGCTTTGGGTTATGGTATTTATAGCAGTGGTGCAGTAGAAAATATGGGCGGTACAAAATCAGGTAAAGTACCTGTACCTACAAGAAAGCCTACAAGGGGGTAATAATGAGAGCAGAGGGCGGACAAATATATCAAGGTAACAGATTTGAAACATCTGTAACGGAATCAGCAAGAGGGCGTGTTGATGTAAGCAATCTTGCAAATAAAGGCGTACAAGAACAGCTTGACCGTAACAAACAGCAAGCTCTTACACTGTATGAGCAAGGGCTGAAATTAACAGCCTCTCAAAGTATGGAAGAAGCATACAATAATTATCAGAATGATCCTGAAAGTTTAAAAGCTGAATTAGATAAGATAAGCGAAAAAATGACCTCTGAAATACCGGATATGCAAACAAAGGTAGTTTTCAGAGCAAACTTTATTACACAATCCGGTAGTTTAATTAACAGGGCGCAGGCAAACTATGATAAAATACAGTATGAGAAGAAAAAAAGCTCATATTTTGATACTATACAGGCAAACAATAAGAGTATTGCGATGGCTCTTAATAATGCTTTTAACGGCACTGGTACGGCTGATGATTTGGTAAATTATCAAACGGCTATTAAGCAGAATATCGACCTGATAAACGCTCGTAACGATGATGGCACTTATATCTTTACAGATGCTCAGCGCTTGAGTATGTCAAATGCAGTAGATAAGTTAGCCGCTGAAAGTTTTAGTAATGCCTTAAATGATATGGATGATGACAAGAGAGCTCAAACACTAGAAGCTCTTAACAACGATAGTATGATACTTTTGCAAGGTGAAGAAGATGGAGAAGTAAAACAGCTCAATCTAAAAGATGCTTTTTCGCCTGAAATTTACGCAGATATGAAAAAGTCGGCAACTATTCTTGATAATAAGATAAAAAAACAACAGCTCGCTGAATACAATTTAAACAAAAGATATTCTCAAATGATGCTGAATATAGATCCTAGTGAACAAAATTATAAAATATGGGAATTTTACCATAGAGATGCGACAGAGGAAAAAAAAGCGCAAATGAGAGAGATGGCGGGTTTTGTACCAAATGAAAATACTGATACAAATTTTGAGGGAGTAAATGATTATATAAATGCAATAAAAGAACTTTCTACATATAATGTTGAAAATGATGACGATGCTTTTAATTTTGTAAATAAAGCTACGGATTATATCTATGCCGCACAAATAGCAAATAATAGAAAAGATGAAAAAACAAACACCCCTTTAATTAGTGATAAGGATTTAACAAAACAAACAAATAGTTTGCTTAAGCTTATGAGAGATAAAACTATCAGAGGTTTAGTAAATAAAATGCCAAATGGGAACTGGTTTGAAAGAACAAAAGCCTCTATAAATGCTGGAGATTATAGACCAGATAAAAGAGAAGTAAAAGCTATACAAGAAATATCTAAAATAGGTATGGATACAATGATTGAAATGTCTAACCTTGCATTTATGCCTTTGGGAGATAATGAAACGGTAGAAGATAGAGAGAGAAAAATGTGGAAAGTATACCGGAAAGGTAGAGAGGATGCGATAAAAGCTAAATATTGGTATATACCATCTATACAAGAGGGTTTAATTGAGGGGAAAGTATATGAAATAAATGGTAGACTGTATAAGTATAATGATGTTTTAAGTAATAACTCTTGGGAGTTGGTAGAATGAATATAGATGATGCTGAAAATAAAATATATAGCTATGAAGAAATAACAAAACCTGTAAAAATGCTCACTATGTCTGAAGCAGATAAGATGAGTAGAATGAGTTTTAAACCTATAGATTATGACCCTCAAAGTGCTTATAGTAAAGGTTTATCGGTAGGTATGGGAGAGATTGCCGATATACCTAGCGAAGTTATTTTATTTGGTAAAAGAGCTAAATTAGCAATAGGCGGTTATTTTGGGGATACTCCTGAGGAATTTGAAAATAAAAAACTTGATTTGATAGCTGCTGAAAGAAATTTGTTAAATATAAAAAGAAATCGTTTAATAGCTAATAAAGTAACTCAAGAAACCTCTGATAGTTTAGCATTTAATATTGGAGCTAATGTACCTACGTTTGCTTCTATGTTAATAGGTGCTGGTGGTGCATATAAGATAGCAAAAACTATGGGAATGGGAGAAAAAGCATTAAAAGCGGCAAGATTTACAGGGTTAGCGCAAAATTTTTTATATGAGGGTGCTGGAGAAGTAGGTAAAAAAACACCTAGAATATCTAAAACAGATGAAAGAGTAAAAATAGGAGAAGCGCAAGCCGGAGATTTAGATGTAGATAAAATAACAAAAGAATGGGCTTTAAAATCAGCTCTTGATATACCTTTATATGCTTATGTATCAACAATCTTAGAGGCAAAAACGGGTTTTGGAGAACAATTAAATATATGGAATACACCTATTAAATTAAGCGGAACTACAAAAAATATTATAGCTAGAGCTTTAGCTAAAACAGGTATAACAGCGGCTTCAGAAGCAACAACAGAAACTTTCCAAAGTTTATCTTCAACAGGTATAAATTTAGTTGATGGAACTATTAAACCTAAAGATTTACCTGAAGAACTACAAGAAGCGTTAATGAGTGGCCTTGTCGGGGGTATTATGGGAACAGCCGCCGGTGGCTCTGTATCTCTAAAACAGGCAAGAAACGCAGTAAGTATGATAAGAAAAACAGTAGAGCCTGTTGTCAGTAAAGAAAATGCTCAAGAAGTGGCTGAAGCAATATTTAATGATGCCGATACAAGCTTGTCAAACGTAGTAACTAGAGAAATAGAATTAGATTCTCAACTCAAAAATAAACACGGTAATGTATGGAGCTCTATGCTGACGGCCGTGAGTAAAGAGATGGAGGGTAAACCTCGCTTTGAGAGAATGACAGAAGATGAAAAAGCGCACTATGCAAACACTGTGGCTAAACATTTTGCGGATCAAGTATTAGCAGAGGCAAATTATAGAGGTACTACACTTGATGCTATTTTGAGTGCAAGCGATATTACATACGATAAAGGAATAAGGATAGCTAGACATATAAACTTGTTTGATGCCTTAAAAAATCCTGAAATGATACCGCCTCAAGCAAAACTCAAAAGAGAAACATTGTTAGCGTTTTTAAAACGTAATGGCGGTGTAATAGACAAGGGCGGTGATATTAAGTCTATGGATGCAATAAAACAATATCCGGGCCTTGTAAGCAACAAAGGTATGACTTTAGATGATGCGGCTCTTATGGCTTGGGAGAATGGTTATTTTACTGGACAAGAAAGGCCTGATATAAATGAGTTTTTAGAAGCAGTAGATGAGAGCTTGAGAGGGAATCACCGGTACAATGTAGAAGAAGAACGTACATTTACTGATGCGCTTGATGATTTAGAGCAAGAGCTTGATAGAATGGGTATAGACTGGCAAAATATGACGGCCGCTGAAATTGAAAAGGCGGTAAATGAAATACCGGAAATGGAAAGTTTAGAGCGTGAGTATGAGTTTTATGAAAACTATGAGCCGATAGTTGGTATGGATGAGGATGAGTATGAACGCTTTGCTATTGAAACAGAGGGCAAGGAATACCCTATAATTGATGAGAAAGATTTACCTTTTTACTATCAGTTAGCAGACGAGAACGCACAACTTGATGCTGAAAATCCGGCTTATGATGGCGAAACTATTAACATAAACGGACAAGAGAAAACTGTTTACAACTCAAACGGAGATAGAATAGCCAAGTCAAAAGAGGCTTTACGAAACTTTTATAATTGGTTTGGTGATAGTAAAGTAGTAGATAAACAAGGGCGGCCGCTTGTTGTTTATCACGGTACAAATAAAAAATTTGATACGTTTGATAAAAGTAAAATAGGCAAAAAGCACAAAAATTTATATCAAGGAAAAGGATTTTATTTTACAAGTGAGTATTATGAAGCGCAAGGCTATGGTAAAAGATTGATGCCGGTATATCTGAAAATAGAAAATCCTGCATTAAGCGATTATAATATAAAACCTGAAAATGATGGTATATCAGCGGCACACGGTGTTTGGGTGGCCTTTGAGCCTAATCAAATAAAATCCACCTCTAACAGAGGCACATTTTCTGAGAGTGAGAATATTTATTATCAAAGAGGTAAGAACGCAAAAGGATTTACAAATATAACTCCTGATGAATATATAATAAAACTTCTTGAGGGTGCAGATGAGAGTACGTTACCTCACGAATTGGCTCACTATTGGCTTACTGAGATGTGGAACTATGTACGCTCAGGCAGGGCCTCTGAGAACTATATGAAACGGTGGCAGATTATCTCAGATTATTTAGGTATAACACCAAATCAAACAAAATTAACACCGACGCAACAAGAAAAATTTGCTAGTTCGTATGAGGCTTACCTTACAAGAGGAGAATTGCCTACGCCGTTAATTGGCTCGGTGTTTGATGATTATGATAAGTGGTTGCAACGAGTATATAACGACTACAATTCTATTAATTATCACATAAAAAAAGGCGATGACGTATATTCTCACCCTGTTAGATTAACAGATGCCGCTATTAAATTCTTTCAATCTATGACTACCGGTACACTTGAGCCTCCGGCCTTAGCTCCGAAAAATACCGGTGTTACAATACCGCAAGAAATAGAAATGCCGGAAGTAGCGGAGCCGACAAATGAAATAGTAGAAACGCCTACAACGTATGATACAACAAGGGTAATTAACATTACAGAGGGCGAAAAAGGTGTATCAAAAGTCTTTAAACGTGAGGCTATGAAACACGCTGACAGAATTGTTGATGAATTGGGTGTATCTTATAATAAGATTAACCTTGAAGAACAGGCTGTAAAGGCGGCTGAATGGGTACAGAATAATCTTGAAGAAGCTCGTAAAGTCGTAAACGGTGCGGCGGCTCCTGAGGGTATTATAGATACAGCAATATTTATTGCCTATGAAAATGAAATGTTAAGAATAGGTAACAACGCTGAATATCAAAGAGCCTTAAAGATACATAGTCAAGTACAAACTCAGAGAGGTCAAGCGATTGCCGCTGAACGTATTACAACAGATGATGTATATAATCCGGCTTACTGGTGGAAGAAACTTCAAAAAAGCAAGGAAACTCAAGTAGCTCAACAGTTATTTAAGGGTGATGTAAAAGCTCTTAATGAAATGATAGAAACCGAAACAAAGAGTATAATGAAAGAGATTGCCGGTAAACCTAAAGAAGAACAGATTAAAGCTCTCTCTGAGTTAGCCGAGAAACTTCAAAAGGACTACAATCTTGAAACGTTATATCAAATGCCGGATGAAGTCAACGAGAGAACTGTAAAAGAGTTTATTAAAGACACTATCGGAGTTAATCCTGATGTAATGGCCGGTAATGAAGTTATCAATAAAGCAGAGCAATTACAGAAACTTTGGGAGAATACCAAAGATAAATCGGGTAATCCATCTGTTGAGGCTATGCGTGCTAAACGTGAACTTAACGACTTAATACAAGCTCAAACTCCAAGTAATGCGCTTGCAATATGGACATCTATTTTAGGCCGTGGTATTATGCTGATTTCAGTAAAATCACCGGTGCTTAACATAATCTCAAACATAGAGGCAGGATTTACAGAGGGAATCACTCGCCGTTTAATGTACGGCACAACAGAAAAGGCTGTAGATAAAACTGTAAAAGAAGAATTTAGTAAATATGCGTGGGAAGTCTATAAAGCAAGCGCTGATATTGTTACTACAATGAATGACTATGATGATGATATGCGTATTATCGGTGAGCAAATTTTACACTCACAAGGTCCGGGTGCTTTTCGTGCCGCCTCTCGTAAGGTTGAAGAAGTATCATTTAAGTATTTGATGGGTGCGCCTGATGCGGTAGCTAAAACACTTGCTTTTAACGATACAGCAGACTTATTGGCAACAAAGATAGCAAAAGAGGAGGGTGCTAAAGACATCTCTAAACGTGCAACTGAGATTTATAAAGATGCTATCTTGATTAAGCCTGAAACTGAAGTAGGACAAAAAGTAAGAGAGCAAGCACAAGCGCAAGCTCACTATACGACTTTCACAAATGATAGTTGGGCCGCTAGATTTGGTTTATCGGCTCGTAACTGGCTCAATATGGTGGGCCGGAATAAGGTTAGATTAGGTGATTTGACAATGAAGTTTGTTAAAACGCCGGCAAACGTTCAAATGATGGGCTTAGAGTATGGGTTTGGCTCTCTCTATACGTTATACAATGTACAAGAGATAATTAAAAATCCTCAATCTGAAACATCTCAAATAGCTATCAGAGCGGCAGTAAGAAACGGTTTAGGTATTGCTTTGGCGGCTCTCCTGTATAGTATGTTAGATCCGGATGACTACTTCAGTGAATTTGATACACTAAATCCGAAAGAAAAGGACCGTATGCGTGCTATGGGTGCTATGCCTAACTCAATTAAGATAGGTAACAGGTGGGTATCTCTTGACTACTTTGGACAGTTAGGAATCCCTCTTGTTGGTATGCTTGAGGCTCGCCGTAACAACGGATTAAGAAGCTATATCCAGTCGGGTTTAACTCAGGCGGCTAAAATACCGGGTATTAAAGAAACAAAACAGCTTATTGACAATATGAGTGAATACGCTCGTTATGATTTGAAGCCGGAGAAAATAGCTCAAATGATGGCCGGTACGGTACTGGATCAGGCAAGAGCTATGACAATACCGGCAATCGTAAACGATATAGCAAAAATGACTGATGATTATGAGCGTGATACTATGGGCGGTGTAATGGATAAGGTTATATCATCTATACCGGGCTTGAGGCAGACTTTACCTGAAAGATATGGTATTCAAGGACTGGTAAGAACAGAGCCGGCGCTTTCAACCTTGTTATTCGGTAGCCGTGTAAAAACTGAGCAATCAGATAAACTGGTAAGAGAAGTAGAGAAGTTAGCCAGTAAAGCTGAACAGCCGTCTATAAGTGATGTAACAAAGTACGGAGATTTGCGCTTGCTTTCTCCTGAAAAGAAAGTTAGAGTGAGAAAAGAGTTTTACAAACTCTACAATAGTGAGAGTAAAAAACTTATCTCTACAAGGGAATATCAGAAAAAGTCGCCTGAGGATAAGAAAAAAGCTCTTAATAAGGTTCGTAGTAGGGTTGTAAAATCTCTAAAAGAAAAATACAGTAATGATATACAACGTGAAAAACGGAGGCGCTAATGTTAAAAATGATTATTGGAAGTGGTTGGGGGCATAAGTTCAGCTTTTACGAAGCTGACCGCTCAACTCCTATGGATTTATCAAGCCGGACAGTAAAGGTAATTATCAAGAAAAATAAAGATGATGCTGATGAAAACGCAGTATTATCAATTAAGACTTATGATAATATTTCAGATAATTTTATAGTGCCTACATATACAGCAACAGAAACTAAACCGCTTAAAGAGGGTGATTATTATTTTGGTATCAAGATATATACCGCTGATGATATTGACCGTGAACTTTATAACGATGTATTAACCGTAAGTAAGGGGGTATTTAATGACTGATATTATCAATGAAGAAGAAAATACCACACCACTCCCTGAAGAAGAACAGGAAACAGTAGTAGTAGATAACGGCCAAACCTATGTAAGTGGGGAATCAGCAATAATAGCTCAACAGGCCGCACAAGAGGCTAAACTTTGGGCTGAAGAAAGTGAAGCGCAAGCTAATGTTGCTACAAGAGGCGCTGAAGATGCGGCACAAGCTAAAGATGATGCTGTGGCCGCTAAAAATGATGCTGTAGCCGCTAAAGAATACGCTGAGGCGGCGGTAACAGATGCGAATGTTGTAGCAGTCGGTACTGACCTTAGAGCAAGACCGAGTAATATTAAAACAGTTGCTAGTAATATTTCTGACGTAACGACAGTAGCGGGAATCTCAAGCAATGTAACAACGGTGGCAGGGAATACAACGAACATCAATACGGTTGCAGGGGTATCAAGTAACGTAACGACAGTAGCAACAAATATCAGTAATGTTAATAATGTATCGAGTATATCTAGTGATGTAACTACTGTATCGGGAATCTCAAGCGATGTAACAGCAGTAGCAGGCAACGCAACAGATATATCAGCAGTAGCGGCAGATCTGACTAATATTGATGCAGTTGCGGCGGATTTAACAAACATTGATAACGCTTCAGCTAATGCTCAACTTGCTAGAGATTGGGCTGTTAAAATGGATGGTCTTGTAAGTGGTGAAGATTATTCAGCTAAATACTATGCAAATCAAGCTAGACAATCAGCAGCAGGCTCAATTTATACTGCCGGCGTGGGTATAGATATTACAAATGATGTAATAAGTGTAGCAGACCCTGTGTTAAAAAATACCGCAACAGGAAATACATCGTTAACTATTGGCAGTAGTTATCCGACGAGTGCATCTACAGCTATTAATATTGGCGAGCTGTCACAAGCTGTTGGTAATTTAGGAACAGCGGTAGGTTATTATAGTTACGCTCAATCACAAGGTACTGCTTTAGGATATAGAGCAACAGCTAATACTACAGCTTCTGTCGCTGTTGGTACACAAGCATATGCCAATGGCACTGGTAGCATTCAAATAGGTAAAGGTACAAACTCAAATAATTATAGTTTGTCTGTAGGATTTAATAATAGTAATAATTATCAACTTTTAGACGGAACAACCGGATTAATTCCTGATGCTCGTATTTCTGGTAATTTTGCACAAACTGCTGATGTTGTACACTTAACCGGCACTGAAACTATAACTGGTAATAAAACGTTTACGGATTTTACCCATTATAAAACAGATATTGCTTATGATGAAACACCAGCAACAAATAAATATGGTGGATTTAATTTTGTAGATAAGAACGGCACGGAGATAAATGCGTTTTATTCGGCACTATATTCAAGTGGTGCTGCTTTAGCCGGAATTAATCTTAAAAATAAATCTGGTGAACAGAAAACATTAGGATTAAGATATGATACAAGTGGTACCTTTTATACCGAAGCGCCTGCCAGCGATGTTAATAATTCAATTGTGACAACCGTAAGCAAAACAAAAGCTTCAACCGGATATTTTAAACTTGGTAATGGATTAATTATTCAATGGGGGGCATCAGTAAAATCCACGGCAGGAAGTAACAATTTGCATACTATTACATTTCCTTCACCGTTTAGTACAGGAAGTTATTTTGCAAATGCAACATTAGTTAATGGTTCATCACAAACTGACAGTTGGGGTGAGGTTATTAATAGGTCAAGTACATCTTGTGATTTTGTAGTTAAAAAAGATTATACCTTTACTTGGATAGCAATCGGATATTAAGGAGTAAAAACAATGTATGAAAATTGGAAAATATTAAAATCAGAACTCGACGAAAAAGCTGATGAATATTCACAAGTTGCCGAGTGGTGTAATAATGGTGGAGAATATCATATTGAAGATGTAGGTGAATATTACGAAGTTGTTAAAAATCCGGAGCCGACACTGCCGACAAAAGAAGAACAAGAACAAAATCGAGCTAATGCGTATCAACAAGAAGTCGACCCGATAACATCACATATACAACGCCTACGTGACACAACACCGATGACATCAGAAGTTGAAACAGAAATTGCCGAACTAATTGCTGAGCGTGATGTAAAAGTTCAAGAAATAAGAAAACGTTATCCTTATCCGGTTGACAATTCTGAGAATTTAAATTATAATAACGCAGAATTAACATTATAAAGGAGGTCAATATGGATGAAGAAAATTTTGCGATGCAACTCATAGAAAAACAATTACGCAGAGATGAGTATAAGTTTTATACCGTTTGCGCTTTGTTTTTAGTATTTATGCTGTTTGCTTTTTTGTGGCCTACATCATCTGATACAGATACCACTCAAAAGGTAACAGCAAATGATAATGTAACTGTAACAAATGAGGTTAAATAATGGAAGTAGAGCAAAAAGTACACGTTAAGGTAAAATATCGTGGGTTAAATCCTCGCTTTCCTAAAGCGCCTCGTGGTTTATTGAGCGTTATAAAAAAATGAGTAATTTTAAGAGGGAATTTATTCAAGATTTTTTAGCTGACTATCCTGATAAGGAAGTCTTAAAGGATTTTATCAATAAGCTCCCTCTTTCTGATTTTGATAAAAAGTATCTTGTAATGAAATATTGCGGCGAAAAAGTAACACCTCATAAAGTGATGGCTTATAATTTGAGTTTATCTCAAAGATATGTTTCAACACTACAAGAGAACATCATAACAAGAGCAATACCATATATAAATATGTTCTTTATAAAGGCTTTGATGACTTCACCTCAAGAGCAAACCTAACACAATTCTTTTATTCTCCTAAAATGGCTAAGCTATCTCTGTAACACGGAGGTAGCTTATGTTTTATTTTACACGTTTACAAATGCTTTTAATATTAGAAATGTTAGGAGATAAAGATGTACAATTACAATAATTTTGGCTTTAACAATGGCTATAATAGCTATCAACAGCCTATTCAAAACGTAACGCAACAGGTTCAATCACAAGCCTCTTGCTATTTTGTAAAATCACCTGAAGAACTTGCCGGGCTTAATATAATGCCGAATGTTTTTTATCTTGGAATCAATAGAGATAAAAAAGAGGTATATATACGGCGTATGAATAATGACGGCAATATAGAGGTTGAAAATTACTCTCTTTCACAAGGCAAAGAAGAAAAAACGGACCTCAAGAAAATCTTAGAAGAAATAGAAATTATCAAAAAGAAAATCGCTAACCCTGAACAAGGAGAAGTGAAATGATACAGATGCTTATAAATATGTTTTTAAGAGGGCAACTACAAAATCATCCTATGATGGCTCAGTTTAATCAAATGATGCAGGGTAAAAACTCAGAGCAACAGTTACAGACTATTCTGAATATGGCTAAGTCAAAAGGGATCGATATTAACGCCCCTATCCTCACCGAGCAACAGGCAAGGCAACTCGGTTTGAAATAAGTCCTTGATTGGTTTTAACTTTATTGGAGTAATAAAAATGGAAAATGGAAATGGATTAAGTATTGCCGATATTGCTTCTATTGGTAGAGGCAATAACGGATTTTTAGGTGGTGGAGATGGCACTGGTATTATGGCTATCTTATTCTTGATTGTTTTGATGGCAGGCGGAGGCGGTTGGGGCTTCAATAATGCTATCGGTTATCAGAATTTAGCAACTCAAAATGACGTACAACGTGGTTTTGATGCACTGAACTTAGGTAATCAGTCAAGAGATATTTTGACGGCCGTAAATAACGTTGGCGCTCAAGGTATTGCCGCAACCAATCAAACGTTTCACGATACTCTGAATGTGTTGCAAGACAAATATAGTGAACTTGCAAGAGATATTTACGGTGTTTCTTCACAAGTTCAACTCGGTATTGCTAACGCTAATCAGTGTTGTTGTGATACAAAGATGTTAATTCAAGAAACGACTGCGCAAAATCGTTATGATGCTTTACAGAATACAAACGCTGTAATTGCAAATATGAATAACGGATTTAACGAAATCAAGGCTACAATGGCTCAAAACAAGATTGAAGAATTGCAAGGTAAAATTCAACGTCTTGAATTGGCTCAGGCTACAAACGGAATGGTTAGATATCCTAACTCAATGAGTTATGATGCAGGCCGCTCACCGTTCTGTAATTGTGGTGGCTGTGGTTGTGGCTTTAACGGTTAGGAAAATGGCGGAGTTTAACCGCTCCGCCTTATTTTATGGAGAAGAAAATGGCTTGTATTTGTCCTTATGTTCATAGAACATCATCGTTAAGTGCGGCAGGTTTATTAACCGTAACTAACGCAACAAACGTAGGTAATTTTGATCCGTTTTGTTTGATTATGACTATTGATCCTGACGGAGTTATAACAGGTGCGCCTGTACCGGTAACAATAACTATTAACGGTGCCGCTGTACCGGTAGTTGATATTTGGGGTTATCCTATAACAACAGATATTTTAGGTGTATGCCGAAATAAATATAAAGGCCGGTACATTGAAAACGATACACCTCATATTACGCTGACAAACGTATTAAGTAATGAAGCAAAGGGGGCTTAATATGACTTTCAAAGAACTTATTACAAAGTATATCGGCAATCTTGATATAGATGGTATGGATAGACTTGTGGATAAAATTAACTGGTTTACAGAAGAAGTGCGCAAAACGGATTCCAAACTTGCTGATAAATTCTTAATGAAAGTTGATTTACTGGTAAATCCTCATTTTACAAGAGAAACGGCTGAGTATGCTGTATCTATGATGAAAAATAGAGATGGCTCATCTGGTGAAAAATGGAGCTATGATGAAACATCAAGAGTAATGAACTCTAAAGGCTATAAATTTGATCCGGCAGACTGGTATTATGTTTTAAATATGCAATATTCTGACAGATATAAACAGGGAAAATCAAGCGAGGATTATATTGAAGATGCCTATATGTTCCTTGATGATATAGATGCGCCTCACGATATGGCTAAGAGGTGGTTTTTAGCAAAATGTGATTAGGGTATTGACATATTTAAAATTAAAGCGTTATATTTAATAAGAGGGCGTTAATTATGGGGAATAAGATGCTGTTAAAAATAGATGCTTGGCTTACTTCAGTTTTTGGAATAACCTTGTCTTACTTGTTGACAACAATAACGGACATTATGCCTCAGATTAACGCCTTTTTAATCAGTTGTATATCGCTTGCTTTCTTCTATTGGCGGTATCGTGAAGCTAAAGCAAGAGCTTTACAAGAGGAGGCTAAGTATGAAGAAACTAGAAAAGCACGAAAGAGTAGCAAAGCTGATAAGGTATAATCTTATTAGCTTGTTTTATTTTATATTAATTGTTGCAACTTCTTTTATCATAGCTTATAATTGGGAAAAAATAATAGAGCTTATACCTCTATTACAGAGTATGCTAACCTTTGGAGTATGAAATGACTGAAGAAGATATTTTAACACTTGCAAGAACTTTATGGGCTGAGGCTCGTGGTGAAGATGATGAGGGTATGAGGGCTGTTTGTTGTGTAGTTATCAACAGGCTGAACTCAGGTAAATGGTTTGCCGGTAAGACAATAGCTGAAACTTGTAAAAAGCCGTGGCAGTTTTCTTGTTGGAATAAAAACGATCCTCAATGTGCAAGACTTCCTAAACTTACATATATTGAACTCAAGAGAGAGCTTGAAATAATTAAACAGGTAGCCGGTGGTGTATATAAAGATATAACAGGCGGCGCAACTCATTATTATAACCCTAGAGCTTGTGCAAAACCTAAATGGGCTGTAGGTAAAATACCGTGTTATATTCACGGTAATCATTTATTCTTTAACAATATTGATTAGGAGAAAAAATATGCAAGAAAAAAAAGATACTATCACAAATAAGTGGATTGATTTTGAAACTTTTTTAGGTAGTTCAGCAGGAACATCAACATATAGAATTTATAATAGAGGTAATGATGCTGTGCTATTGCAAGAAAACACATCAAAACCATCAGATAGCAACGATGATGGAGAGCCTTTATTGATGAATAAGTATGCTACTTTTCAAAAGGGAACATCTAATTTATATCTGAGAGCGCAATTTAGCAGTTCTGTAATTAACGTAGTAGAGGTGGATAATGCTTAAATTTGAAGAAGAACAATATTTAGGAATAGCGGCACCATCAGGAGGCGGGGGAAGTAGTCCTGTAATTACTTCGTTGAACGTAACGCCTACGACATCTGCGCAAACAATTACTGCACCTAGCGGTACAGACGGATATAGCCCGATAAACGTAGCGGCTGTTACTTCGAGCATTGATGCAAATATTGTTGCTGGAAACATCAAAAAAGACGTTACCATCCTGGGCGTGACCGGAACGCTGGAAGCAGGCGGCGGACATAGCGGAAAATATAAGCTGTTAGACCGCATCAAAGACGACAGCAACAACGAAATCGGCTCCGTTTGCGGATTTTTCACGGACGCCAACGACAATGAATACGCCATTGTTTGCCTTGACGCGCAATACAGACTTGCATCAGCCAAATGGACGTCAGATACAGGAACCGTCACAAATTTAGCCGTATACGACATGAACGGTGTCGGCGTTGATTTAATAGCAAATACATACACAGACACCGCAACCAGCAACTGTGACAAGATTTTATCCTGGTGCACCGCAAAGAGTTATACGTCCGAAGCGGTTTCACATTGCCGAAGTAAATCGTTTGTAATTGACGGCACAACCTATTACGGACAGTTACCGAACATTTGCGAACTTTTCTATATTTGCACGAACCGCGCTGAGATAAGCAATGCGGACACCAGCAAATCAAGTTATTCGTCGCTTGATATTGCGACATTGGCGACCAGATTATATAGTTCATCGCAGGCTAGCATGTACAACGTGTGGACCATCAGCAAGCACGGCGAGACGAGAATGGACGGCAAGACTTCCAGTTGCTTTGTGGCACCCGTTTTGGAGATACCGAACACTTAAAGACTTAAAAACTAACAGCAGGAGTAAAAATAAAATGTATATTAAAGAAGAAATGTATAATGGTAAATTAACACCAATTCTTTATGCAGACGAAGGCTTTTTGCTTGAGCATAAGGAAACAAAACTTTGCTATGGTTCTGTCAGTTTAGAGGACGGCAGAAAGCAAGAGGATTACATTGAAATACCGGAGCCTCAAGATGACGCGGATATTGTTGATTAGTTTGGTTCTTTTGGCGGTTACAAGCGCGATTCTGTTTTATTCAAACAAACACCTTAAAACAGAATTAAACGCCGCCAATGGCGAAATAATCGCCTTAAATAACAAAATAAAGGGTTATCAAGATGAAATACAAAAATTTAATGCAGCGCAGGAACGCGCAACCGAAACAATCGAAAAGGTTAGAACGGTTATTAAAACCGTTAAAAGTGATTGTGATTGCTATAATACTGTTTTGCCTGATGACGTCCGGCGGCTGCTCAACGGTGCAAAATAACAACGAGCGCATCAAAGAAAATTGTTTGGCCAACGTTGTAACATACGGCGATGCTGTCGAATGCGCGATTAAGTTAAACGAGGTGCAAAAGTGAAAGAATTAAGGTTAAATTTTCCGGATTATCCGGCCGAAGAACAGGAACAAGATGCCAAACGTGCAAAACGGTTAAAACTTATCCGGCACGCTTATCTAATGCGTATTGACGGCGAATGGGCGCACTTTATCGTAAGCCAAAAAGGCGATGACATCGGATATTATGACGAAATGAAGTTGCCGGAAGTTTACGAAAAATTAAAACGCACACGGCCTGAATATACGCCAAAAGTAATTAGGAATGAGGGGTTAGAGAATTATTTGCGTGACAGAAAACCTAAAACAAGACAACTACAGATTAACTTTAATGAGCGATAAAAAAAGCCCTCAGTTTTCTGAGGGCTGTTCTTGTTAAATGAAAGGAGGTCTTAACGAAGAACAATCTCATTATGAACTCCTTAAAGGTAATTGTCAAGGCTTATAATTTGCTATTTTTGTTTTTCTTTTTTCAAAGAGTTTAGCGTGTTCTTGAATTAACTTGAGGTATATTTTAGCTCTTTTAGGTGAGCCGGCTAGAACTGTAACCGGCTTTTTTTTGCCAAAGGCCTCAATTAACTCAGTGGCCTGATAATCACCGAATACGCTTTTATTTATCATCTCCTAAGCCTTTTGAAATAAGTTTAATGACAATCCAAGAAAAAGAGCGGTCCTGCTCTTGAGCTAAATTATCAAGCCTTTCCAAAAGGGTTAAAGGAAAAGATACGCTTCTATTTGTGGTTTTAGGGTTAGATGCTCTCTTACGCAAAACAACTAATCTATCACCATCAATACGGTGAGTTTGGCCTAAAGTGCCTATAAGTTGCCAAGAATCCCTATATTTTTCATAAGTAGCGGCTGAGCCGGCTCCTCTCATACGCAAAGTTTTTGCCTCAAAAGGTCTTAAATATCCTGATTTTGTATCACCCTCAACAAAAATCAAATCATTATATCTATAAATTTTATTCATCACTATCTCCTATCTTAATGAAATTTGCGGTTTTTGATAAATATTAACCCCTGCTATATTACGCTCACCGTTACGAATAGCGTTACGGATAGCGACTTCATCCACTTTCAGATATTCTAAAGGTAACTTAGATTTATCAGTAACTTCAAAATCCCATACCATAGAAACTGATGCAGAGTTTGTGGATAAATTGATTTTTTCTACAAAGGCGGTGGCCTCAATAGCTTTATTTTGTTTATTCTCAATAGTACGTTGAATAGCTTTCTGAGTAACCTCATCATATTCACCGGCCTGAGATTTAATACCCTCAAGGTTATCAATCTCTTTAAGGGCCTCATCTTCAGCTTTTTTGCGCTCAAGAGCTAAGCGTTGCTCCTCTTGTTTGCGTACTTCAGATAAATAGTTATTAAGTTTTTCTCTCAGGGTTGTATCTGTATCTTCAAGAAGTTTGATAGGCTCTTTAAGGCGTTCATCAATAGCCTTAATACTATCTTTCATTGGTTTAATGTATTTGTCACGCTGAGCTTTAAAGTCTTTTAGTTTGGTATTAACTTCTTTTAAAAAGGTAACCGCTGTATCATAGCTGACAGCATCAGTAACAGAAATAAGTTTAGCTCTCTCATCAATGCGATAGCTTTCAACTTGCATCGGCTCTAAAGTCAACATTAAATTTTTATCAGTATCCATTTTTTGCCTCCATATAAAATTATTGAATACAGTACCCTTATAATACTATTATTTTTATTAGTCAATACTTTTTTTCATAAAAATATTAAAAAATATCTTGACAACATAAAAATAATGAATTATAAAGGTTGTGAATGGAGGTCAAAATGGATGAAATAAAAATAAAACTTGAAGTATATTTAGAAGTGCTTAGACTTTTGAAAGAGTGTTCTCCTGAAGTTATGAAACCGATAATTGAGGGTAGAATAGAGGCTTATCAAATAATAATGAGGAAGAAAAATGAAAAGCGGAATATACTTTAATATGCCCGAAGATGAGTACCACGCTCAAGAGGGTTTATCATCAACAGGAATCAAAGAGCTTTTACAATCACCGGTAAATTTTTGGTTTAACTCTGTGTATAATCCGCTGTATGTACCGAAAAAAACAAACTTCTTAGATGATGGTAAAATGTTTCACTGTTTATATTTAGAGGGTGAACAGGTATTTAATGATAGATATATAGTTATACCTGAATACTGTGAGATGTTAGGTAAAAGCTCAAAGGCTTATCGGAACTGGTTAGAGTTTGAGGCTAAGGGCAAATTGCCTATATCGTTTGATAAGTATAATAAGTTAATAACTCACGCCGGATATGTTAATAAATGGTTAGCGCCTCACGTTTTTGAGGGTGGTTATCCTGAAGTATCTATATTTTGGGAAGAAGATGGAATACCGTGTAAATGTAGAATTGACTATTTGAGGCTCAGCGGATTTATTGATTTGAAAACTTTTGAAAAAAACAACTTCAAAAACATAGATGAGTATGTACAAGATTATATCTTTAAGTACGCTGTATATATTCAGCTTAGATTTTATGAAAAAGCTATCCGGTTTGCAATAGAGAATAAATTGCCGGTATTTGGTACGCCTGAACAGAAAAAATTTGTATCAGAGATACAAGGTTATAATCCGGGTATATTCTTTATTGATAGAAAAATACCGAATACAAGGCTCAGAATGTTTGGTGAATGTACTGAACTTTGGCAGATAGCAGATAAAAGAATACAAACGGCAAAAGATTTATTCTGTAAGTATCGTGATATGTACGGTATGAAAAGTGCTTGGCTTGAGAATAGTCCGCCGGTAACATATAATGATTTAGACTTTCATCAACTTTATATTGAGAAGTGCAAAGAGGGTGATTTTGAAATTGAGGAGGATTTATACTGATGGATATAGCAGATTTAGAAAACAAAATCATCAATGCTGACTGTATGGATATTCTGAAACAGTTGCCGGATAAGTCGGTTGATTTAGTGTTGACTGATCCACCTTACACTTTAGAGCCTCAAGGCGGTGGTTTAGGCGCAAAACGAGCCATTTATAAAGAGATGAAAAAGTACTGTAATCAAGATTGGTTTATAGATGATTTCTTATCTCTATTGCTCTCAAAGTGTAAATTTCCTAATATGATACTATGCGGAGCGAGGCTTGATATTATAAAGGTTTTAAACTTTGCCGAAAAAAAAGGTTTAATGTACTATGTTTTGCCAATCTGCAAAAAAAATCCGATACCATTTACAAACAATACTTGGCTATCTAACGAATATATTTTTCACTTGTGCGATCGGCAAATAGATTATTGTAAGAATTACCAATCTAAAATTCCTTATTTTTTGGTGGATAACCAAAAAGAAACCAATCACCCAAACGAAAAAAAAGTGTCAATTATTACAAGAATTTTATCAAATATTACTAAAGAAAACGACCTAGTGTTAGATTGCTTTTCAGGCTCAGGTACAACGGCTGTAGCTTGCCATAATCTAAAGAGGCGGTTTATCTGTATTGAAAAAGATAAAGATTATTATGAGGCCTCAGTAAAGAGGCTTGAAGATGCTCAAAAACAATTAACTTTATTTTAAGGAGGTAAAAAATGAAAAATATTTGGAGTTGTAAAACAGTAACAATAGATATACCTGAGGGTACTACATTAGATGAGTTAGTTGATAAATTACAATCTATAAAATGGGATATACCTAACTTAGTTGTGCCACAAAATACAAGTTTAGCTTTTAGCGAGCGAACTAAAAGCGAAGTAGATAATCATTATGAGGGTAAAGAAGATGGCGGCAAGTAACATAGAACACGAACTAGATAAACTGGTGCAGGAGTGGGCCTCACGTCAACGCTCAATATACAGCGGTAAGCGTGGGTGTGTAGGACATCATATATATTCACGCAAGAATAAGCTGTTAAGGTGGGATTTACGAAACATAGCGCCTTTAACGCCTGAAGAACACCGCTTATTGCACGATGGCAAAATATACCTTGAGATAGACTACGATACTCAGCAATATCTTGAAAAGATGATGCGTATGCAGTTTAGAGATTATTTATTATTCAATAACTTAACTGAAAAAGAGTTTTATCAAAATGAACGTATGAAGCTAAAAAAAGAGCTTATGGGTAACTTTTCGTATAAGTCTTGTATAAGATGTTAATAAGATGTTGATAACCCTGTGGATAAAAAAAAGAAGTTTAAAATAAAGAAAAAATATATATATTTAAACAATAACAACAAAGGGATTAAAAAAAATTTTTTAATTTTTATTAAAAAAAGTATTGACTATTAAAAATATTAGTGTTATAAACAAAAATGTAATTAACAGAATGGAGGTCTATAATGAATAAAATAGCATTTGCCGCACTGGCATTAATTAAAAAACATCGTAAGTTAAACGGTGATATTTATGATAAAATCGCAAGAGCAGATTATATATTAGAAGATTTGCAAGATGAGGTTGTAAATCTTGTGTATGAAATTTTATCAGCAGATGACTACGGTCAATGTTTGGCATCTTTACCGATTGAGAATAATAAAACAGCAAAAGATTATTATTTGAAATTAGAAAACACTATGAATAATCTGCCACAAGCAATTAAGCAGGCTGAATTTGACCGTGTAACAGAAGATTTTAATAATTGGACTAAGAATTTTTTAGGGGAATAGATATGAAAGAATTATTTTATTTTTTAACGGCTGTAGTTGTGATAATGACCTCAGTAACTGGAATTGTATTTGGGTTTGATAGAGAAATGGCACGTAGGGATTATGAAAGATACAAGACAAGCCAGCAAGAGCAGATTGTAGGTTGTTTATGGGAATATAATTGTAAATATTATAATAAACTTTTATATAAAGGAGAATAAAATGTATAGTTGTAATGATTGTGGTGCTCAGTTTGATGAGCCGATAGAGAATTGTTGCCCGAAGTGTGGTAGCGGTGATATTTTTGAAGAAGAAACCGGTGAGGTTGTATCTGAAGAAACAGCAACAATGGAGCAGGTAGTGGCTGAAGCCGATGAGAAGAATAAAAAAGGCTTTGCTGTTGCTCTTAGAGAGTTTGGTGAGCAATATATTCAATATAAAAACTCGCTTGATAGAGCAAAAGAATGTATCAAAGATACGATTGATATGGCAAAAGATAAGGGTATTACAAAAGATATGCTCTTGGCTTATGCAAGCGCTGTACAGTTAGAAGATTTTAACGCAAAAGTATTGTGTAGTGCCGTACAGCAAGAACTCGGTCTTGAAGATGCAGAGGAATCCGATGCAGAAAATACCGCTGAAACAGAGGAGGAAAACAATGTACAGCAAGAAGAACAATCTGACAATCAAAGTGATGAGTGATAACAGCTCAGATATGATTGTTATTTTGGCCGATGATGGCTATAATCCTTTTCGCATATCTCTTACTCTTGAGGATGCAGAAGAACTAAACAAAGAACTTAACACTGTAATTGAAAGGAAAAAAGATGACGATAAAAGTCGGTAAATTGAACTCTGAAGATTGTGAAAACAAAACAATGAAAGAGATTATTGAAACGGTAATTATGCCGGATATTATGAAAAAAGAGAAAAAGAGTCGTGAAGAAAATATTGAAGCTCGCAAGCCTGAAACCTATGGAGAGTTGATGGCAATTCTCACAAAAGAACATACTGAAACGTTTAAGGATATTACCTTAGAAGCACAATTAGATAAGTTTGTTGACGAACAAGAGGAGTTTGAGCAAGCTGAAAATTGCCTTGAAGAAGCTCGTGAGTTGGCTGATATGATTATTGTGGCGGCAGGTATTGCTCGTTTTGCTCCTAGATTTGTAGAAAAGGTTATAAAACCTTACATTAATGAAAAAATAGGAGAAGAAAAAAACTTACATAGTATAATCTGCTATATGGCTCTTGAGAAGTCTTTAATAAACAAAAAACGCAAATGGAAAAAATTATCAACAGTAAACGGTGTAAAATATCAACACGAGTAATTATGTTTCGGCTCTATAAAGAGCCGTTTCACAATCACTTGAAAGGAGAAAACAATGGTTGACAAAGAAACACTAGAACAAGTAACCGTATGGGAGCTTCAAACTCAAATACAGGTATTAGTTCACAAATTAAAATGTATCAATAAACAGCGAGAAAGATTGAGGGCGCAAGCGCCTTTTATTAAGCAGGGGCTTATAGAGGCAGAAAAAGCCGGTACATTGAGAGGTATGCTTTTTGCAGAGCAATATAACAAAATAATTGATGATGTTTGTGAGGAGTAAAATGAGTAAATATTTCGTTTCTTATAATTTTCAAAATAAAACGTTGCAAACAGGCTTTGGAAGTTGTTGGTTAGAGTTAAACTGTGATAAAATAACATCAAAAGCTATATCAGAAATAGGAAAGTATATTATCAAAGAAAATGATTTTAGAAGCATTGTAATAATTAACGTTATGAGGTTAGAAGATGAGTAAAGATAAGCCAGAAGTCGGAGATGTGTGGTTATACAAATATGAAGAATTTAAAACAGAATACTATATCTCTGCAATAGCAAGCTATGAATGTCCTGAATATTATGTATTTCTATTATATAAAAATGGAAATAATCAAGTTGTTGGCTGTTGGTGGGGAAAAGAAAAATGGGAAAAAACACTTTTACAAGATTTTACCTATCTCGGCAAGAGTAAAGCAAACATCGATGATTTATTTAGGACGGAGAATGAAGAATGATAAAAGTAGGACAGGTTTACGAGTTTAAAGAAAAGAGTGAAATTGATATAGTTGTTGTAACAAAAGAATATCCACCAACCAAAGACTTTAATTTTTATAGATATGACCTTATTTTTCAAGACGGAGAAACTTGGGAATGGGCTAGAAATAATGATATACAAGAATATACGGTATTAGTCGCCGAATATCCGACTTGGCAAGAAGCCGTAAACAGTAAGGAGTTTAAGGGAGAATGAAGAATGAAACTATCAATAAATTATAATGTTACAGTATATAGCACTCAAGAAAGAATGTATAATTATACAATTTCGGTTTTTGCAGAAAATTATATAGAAACACTAAAAGAAGCATTATCAAAAAATAAAATAATAGAATTACCTCAATCAGATGGTAAAACAACTATTCTTTTTAATACTAAAAATATTGCAATGATTGAAATTATAAAAACATCGGAGAATAAAGAATGACAGCAGAAGAACTTTTAGAAAGACTTAAAGATATTGTAGAAATTGAAAGAAGTCCGAAGTTAGTAGTAGCAACAAAAACAGAAAGTGGAGAAGAAGAAATAACGGATTGTAGAATAGAATTATCTACTGACGGTGTTGGACAATATGTTTTACTGGGGAAAAACAATGATTAACATACAAGACATTATACCATTTATGAAAAAAGGTTGGGTTGCTATGGATAAAAACGGTTCGTGGGTTTGGTTTGAACAAAAACCTATATGTAGACCAGTATTATATGATATATGGAGAATTGATGACGGGTTAATTTGTCCATTACATTGTTTTGATATCTCCCCTACTAATGACTGGACAAAGAGTTTAATAAAGGTAGGTGGAAAATGATAAATTTTAAAGAGTTTATTTTAGGTAGATTTTCTATTTCAATAACCTATGCAAGCCACGTAAAATATTGTATTGGTTTTGGATTAAGTTTTACATCAAAAGGGGTTGAGCATTACAAAGGAAAGGTTTATGAGGCTTTTGAAATTAACTTGTCTTTATCTCTTTTAGTAAAAACCGTGTCTATTTGGTTGGTGTTTAGAAAAAACAAAGA